GTAGTGCAACGGCGAGGTCATCAAAAGCCCGACACAGTCGGTAGAGGACCATGAGACGAAGCCCCCTGTCAGAGCGTGAGCGGAACCGTGATGCGGCCAGGAAACGGCGCGCCGCCACCCGTGGGGTCGAGATTCCGCCGTGCGCCGACCCCCGCCGCCGGCGTGCCTGTGAGCGTGACATGCTCAAGGCGTTGAAGACCTACTTCCCCGCGCATTTCGTCGGGCAATGGACGGCGAACCGTCGCGAGATGATCCACGACATCGTGCGTGTCGCGCGGTACGGCGGAGACCAGGCGGACGCGGGCGAGCGCGGCCTGGGCAAGACGACGATCGCGCAGTGTGTGGTGGTTATGCTGATGCTTCAAGGCCACCTGCGGTTCCCGGTGTTCATCGGCAAGAACGGCCCGGAGGCAAGGGGCGCGCTCGAGGAGATCAAAGACGAGTTGTCGGGCAACGATCTGCTTGCTGAAGACTACCCCGAGGTATGCGCGCCGATTCGCGCGCTTGAGGGCGCACCGCAGCGCGCGGCGCAGCAGACGGTGGATGGGGTGCGGACTCGCATCCGGTGGAAAGAAGATCACATTGTGCTGCCGACGGTGAAGGGGAGCAAGGCGAGCGGCGCCATACTGGTTGCGCGCGGCATCGACGGCTCAATTCGCGGAATGAAGAAGCGCGGCCGCAGGCCAGACTTCGTACTCGTCGATGATCCTGACAGCGAAGAGTCGGCCGAGTCGGCGACGGAGACGGCCAAACGGATTCGCACAATTGATCGGGCGATCGCGGGCATGGCCGGTCCAGGCAAGCGCATCGCGCGCGTGATTCTCTGCTCGTGCATCAATCGCCGGTGTGTCGCGTACATCTTCACTGATCCGAAACAGAAGCCATCATGGAACGGCAAGCGATACAAGATGCTGGTGTCGCCGCCCAAGTCGGAGGAACACTGGGAGCGGTACATTCTCATGCGCCAGCAGGGGCAGCAGAACGGCGACGATCTCGACGGGCGCGCGGCTACGGAGTATTACCGCAAGAATCGCCGCGTGATGGACCAGGGCGCGAAGGTCAGCGACGACGAGCGGTTCATTGGCGAGGTTGGCGCAGACGGCCAGCCAAAGGAGACCAGCGCGCTCCAGCACTGCTACAACATCATCGCGGATCGCGGCATGGACAACTTCCTGAGCGAGTGCCAGAACGACCCGCCAGAAGAGGAGATGCCTGAGAGCAGTGGACTCAGCAGTGCGATGGTTCAATCTAGGCTGAGTGGAACCGACAAGGGTATCGTGCCGGACTCGACGGTGGCGTTGACGGCGTTCGTTGACGTCGGCCGCTACACGCTCCACTGGATGGTCGTTGCGTGGAAGGCGCAGGCGATCGGTGTGGTGATTGACTACGGCGTGGAGGAAGTGCATAGCCCGGCGATGGCGCGTGATGCGGGCCGGCGTGGTGGGGAGAGAGAGCAGGGTGTTGAGCACGCGATCATGCAGGCGTTGCGATCGCTTCGGCAATACTGGCTTACTGATCCGTACTGCGGCCTTGACGGTGCGACAACTTCGCTCATGCCGATAGGTGTGGACTATGGGTATTACAGCGATGCGGTGATGGCGTTCATCCGCGAGGTCGGCGGCGATCCGTGGCGCGCGACTAAAGGTCACGGCAGCGCAAAGGGGATGCAGCAGTTCCGCCAGCCGCGCAAGGCCACGGCGGAGATTCCAAAACGGCACATAGGCGATAATTGGTACGCGACGCGCGAGCCTCAGCACCAGGTGTTGTACCACATTCATTCCGACTACTGGAAACGATTTGTGCATGATCGGCTGGGTACGGCGTGCAACGAGCCTGGTTCTATGATGCTGTACGGGAGCGACTCGCGCGTGCATATGTCACTCAGCAAGCATTTGACGGCGGAGCGTGAGGAGACGAAGTTCATTACAGGGGTTGGCGTTGTGACCAAGTGGGTTCAGTATAACAAAAACAACCACTGGTTTGATGCGGCGTGTGGGTGCGCGGTATTGGCGAGCATGGTTGGCGTGCGGCTGTTGGCGTCGGGCGTCAGCAAGACATCCCCGCGCGCAACAGGGCGGTTCACGCCGCAGGAGCGTAAGGCGATCAGTCCGTGGTCGGCGTACCGGAAACCAAGGCAAATAATTGGGACTGGAGTGTGAAGCATGGTCGCAGAGCGTTGGCGGTTTGAAGTTGGAGACATGGTGCGCGAGGATGTCGGCCCGTTCTATGGGCACTTCGCCGAGATCGTCGATGCGGACGCCCAGTACGCGCTGACGGATTTTGGACTGAGATACCGGCAGTCAACCGGGGCCGGCGACCCGCCTTATCTTGGCTGCGATAATCATCACATCCGCCGTCCGACCGAGGACGAGCGGGGCAAGGTGGAAGAGGTCCGCACGCACGACGTGGTGGCTCGCTGGCGATACCAGCACCCATGGCAGCGGCCGGCGGCAGAGTACGACGAGCAAACTCGTCAACACCCGGAGGGTTCGGATGTGCGCAAGTCGCTTGAGGAGTCGCGTCGTTGCAACGTGTTGCCAGACGTTGAAATCATGCGCGAATACAGTCGCCGGACGTTGGCGCAATTCGAGGCCAGGGGCGGCCACGGGTATGCCAGGATCAAGCGGGCGACGAACGGGGATGATTCTCAGAAGGGCGGGTGAAGCGTGGGCAATCGGACCAAGAATAAGTACGGTCAGATCGAACCAATCAGCAACCGTCAGCGGTTCTGCAATGAGTTATGGGAACTGCTGGTGCGCTGGCAGAATCAGCCGATGGACGATCGTCCGAACGGGATCGACATCGCCGGGGTGCTCTACATCGCTTCGATCCAGGTGTGTAATTATGGCCACGCATCGGCTACACAACAACTCGGCGGGGTCGGGGTAGACACAAGTGTGGTTTGGCCGAGCACACAACGGAGATTCGCCGCGGATGTGTGGGGGCTTGTGGCTGAGTGGCGGGGCCGGTCGGAGGCTGATGGGGTCAGCAATGTTGAGATAGCCGGGGCGTTGCAGAGCGAGATGATGCGCATGCTGGAATATTCGGCGAGCGCGTACCTGAAGCGACTGGATAAAAAATGACAACCTCGTGAACGGACTCACATGCTTGAAAAAGTCTCTGGCCCCGAATGTCCCGATTGCGGCTGTCAGGCCTCGCGGGTATTCGCCGCGCGCCTGAGCCGATCAGGGAGTGTCGAGCGTGGGACCGTATCGTGGTGGCGTGTTGAGCGGCGCGAGTGCGACCACTGTGGTGCGGAGTTCACGGTTCGCATCGAGACGGCGAGGCCGGCGGGGGAGCCAGATCGGAGCGGCAACGGCGGACCCGTTCCGTTCGCGTGTGTGCGTTGCCCGCTGTGCGATAGCCGGGACACTCCGGTTCAGCGGACGGTGACGATGGCTATCGGCGTGCTGCGGTATCACGCCTGCCGTGGCTGTGGCGTGCGGTTCAAATCGCTCGATTCCCCAGATGAAATTGTTGGACCGGCGCGCGTGGCGCCGCGTTCGTTGCGTCGCAAAAAAGACCACTGACCGACCGCCACCCCCCAAAAATGTTTATTCCAGATTCTGGAAACGGCGATTTGCAAACTACTAGTGCGACCCGTATACGTTTCTTGTAGGCCGACACTTCGAGCGGCCCACACACAGGAGCACGGCGTGAGTCGCGCCTCAGAGATCAATACCAGGGTTGACGCCGCCGTGGCCGCGATAGACGCGGCCGACTGGTCTACCGCGCTGACGAAACTACTCGGCGCCAAGGCGCTGATGGTGTCTGTGCCCGAGTCTGGTTTCGACGGCGCTACGCTGCGGTATAACGCGCAGGCGGTTGACCAACTCATCGCCGACGTGCGGGCCTCCCGTTCAGGCGGATCAGGCGTCCAGCACACCCTGCTATCGTTCGCGCCTGTGCTTGAAGAGGACGACTACGCATGAGTGCGCGCGGGTCCACCACAAAGCGAGCAACGACAAAGTCGGTGGTGCAAACGACCTCACGCCGCTGGGGCGGGGCGAAGCGCACGCGGCTCAACCGTGAGTCGTGGCGTTCGTTTTCCCAGAACAACACGATTAATCAAGACCTCATCGACTTCCGCGACATCATCGTGGCGCGCAGTAAGTGGGAGGCGGCGAACAACGGATTTATTCGCAGCATGATCGAAACGTGGGTTACCGACGTCGTCGGCGAGGGTGGGCCGACGCTCCAGGTGCAGAGCGAAAGCGGCGACTTCAACAACTGGCTCGAAAACGAGTGGGGCCAGTGGTGGTCGCGGCCCGACCTCAACGGCCAACTCACGGGCGCGGACTTCCTTGATCTCGATGAGCGTAGTGGCTGGGACCAGGGCGAGAGCATCAATCAAATCGTGCCTGACGAGGCCGGCGATCGCCTATGGCCGATGGCGCTTGTGGCGATCGACAGCAACCGTCTAAGCACAACTGTCAGCCGCGCCGGCGGCGGGGTTGGTGTCGGCAATAGTGTGGTTCTCGGCGTGGAGCGCACACCGCTTGGGAAGAATGTACGCTACTGGGTGATGGATACGCTTGATGGCGTAACGCTCAGCCAGATTCCGCGACCAATTCCTGCCGAGCAAATTATTCACCTCTTCGAAACATTCGAGGCGGACCAGGCGCGTGGCGTGCCCAGGCTGGCGCCGGTACTCGATGTGCTCAGCAGTCTGCGGAGTTTCAACTCTGAGACAATGACGGCGGCGCGCACCGCGGCGCGTCACACGGCTCTGCTCGAAACGACGAGCACTGATGCTGAGTTTGTTGACATGGACGCCACGGCCGACATTAACGAGGGCGAGTGGGCGACGATTCCACCCGGCTGGAAAGTGAGCCAACTCCAGGCCGCGCATCCGAACACGACGTACCAGATGTTTGTCGATGAGCGGTTGCGTGAGATCGGCTGTGTCGCCGGTATGCCGCTGATGCGAGTGAAACTCGATGCGAGCGGCCACAACTACAGCAGCGCGCGGTTTGACGACCAACTCTACCAGCGGCGTGTGGTGAAGCGGCGTGGGTTCTTGAGCCGCAACAAACTCGGCCGCCTGATTACCTGGATGCTTCGAGACCGTCTTCGCGCTGGCGCGCCGGTCAAGGCGCCAAAGGGCGGCGTGCAATTCCTGTGGGCATGGCAGCCGTTCCCGCATGTCGATCCCCTGAAAGAGGCGCAGGCCGCGATGGTGCGATTGGCGGCCGGCACGAGCACGCTGTCCGATGAGATCGCCGTTGGTGGGCGCGACCTCGAAAGCCACATCGCCGCGATGGCGCGGGTCTACGCCGCGTTCGACGCTGCGGGTGTGCCAGTGCCAGAGTGGGGCGGCGCGGCGCTGCTTATGGCCCAACAGGTTGGCGTTGTGCCAGATGCGAAATCGCCTAACGAAGACGGCTCGGAGCCGCTTTCGCCTCGCGGCGCGGTCGTTGCCGCCGCGCGCGGCGTGAAGCGCCTGAGCCGCGAACAGATCGCCCGCGTGAGTAAGGCGGCCAAGGCTGATGCGCGGCGGGCCCAGCAGCCGGTTGAGATCATCCAGCGGGTCACATGGGACAAGCCGAGGTTTTCGAAGGGGGTCGCATGAAGCGCACGCGTGACAGCCTGAGCGTTCGTGGTGCGGCGACGGCCGAACAGACGCGGGAGATGAATACGCGATCGCTGAGCGTTCGCGCTGCGTCGATCGACGAGAAGACCCGCAGTGTTGAGGCGGTGCTTTCGACGGAGACGCCGGCGGAAATTATCGACTGGTTCCGCATGGATGAGGTGACGGAGATTCTCGTTGCGAGTGGAGCGCGGTTCGCGCCGATGTTGCCGATGCTCGACAACCACAACCGTTTTGAGATGCGCGACCAGATCGGTTCGGTGCGCGAGATTCATCTCGACGGCAATCGCATCGTTGGTCGGCTGTATTTTGCGGAGGGTCTGGAGAAGGCCGAGGCTGCGTGGCAACTGGTGCGCCAGGGTCATGCTGATTCGGTGAGCATCGGATACCGCGTCGATGACAACGGCTACGTTGACATCGCGCCCGGCGCGACGGCCGAGGTGAATGGCAAGTCATACACAGCACCGGCCGGCAGCGGCCTGCGGGTGAGTTACGCGTGGGAACTGAAGGAATTGTCGGTCGTGCACATTGGTGCAGACCCTAACGCGCGAATCCGCGAGGCTAAGCGCACAGCGTCCACGCAACACAAGGAGCACACAATGGACGAGTTCCGAAATTATCTCGAATCGCTTGGCCTCAAGAAAGGCGCGAGCGAAGCGGAGGCGATGGCGTTCTACCGCACACTCGGCGGCGAGCAGTTCCGCGCAGCCAAGGAGCACTTCGATAAACTCGACGAGCCTGCCCGCAAGGCGCTTGGCGAGGCGAAGCGAGCCGAGGACGTTAAGCCCGAGGATGAGAAGACGCCCGGCGCTAAGGCGGAAGCCGATCCCGACGCCGAGACGGAAGACGAAGAGGACAAGCCCATGCCCGAGGGCACGAAGGCGTCCAAGGCCAAGACCACCAAGCGTCGCGCCGCACCCGTCGATTCCGATGCGATCCGCAAGGCCGAACGCGAACGCATCACTCGCCTGCGCAGTCTCGACGATGCTGGTAACCAGGCAGTTGCCGAACTCGTTGAACGCGGCGTCAACGAGAACTGGACCTATGAGCAGACGGCAACGGCCGTACTCCAAGCGGAGCGACGCAGCCTCGCGCCCGCAGTCAACGCGGCCCCGGCGGGCCATGTTCGATCAAACGACCCCGTTCCCAATGCGCTCGCCGCGTCGATTCTCATGCGCAGTGGGATGCGATTCGACCAACTCCCTGTGGACCGCACGCTCGTCGGCGACGCCAGGCGTGGCGCGCAGGCCCGGCTCGCCAGCGAGGCCGATCGGTTCAAGCACTACGGGCTGGTTGACATCGTGCAGGATTGCCTTGGGCCGCGCGGCGGCCGGCATCTCAGTTCGCAGGATGCGGTGCGAGAGATCATTGGCATGGAGCACGCTCGGCAGGTGGGCCACTACTCGCAGCGCGGTGCAACAGGCACGTTTTCGGGCATCTTTTCGACCGTGTTCGACGTGCAACTCATGGCACACTACGACGCTTACGAGGACACAACTCGCCAGTGGGTGGTCGAGCGCGATGTACCCAACTTCCAGACTGTGGATCGCGTGCTCGCCGGTAAGGGCGGCGCGCTCAAGAAACTTTCGCGCGGCGACACGGCCAAGGACGACACGATGGGCGACGACAAGGAGTCGTACAAGATCGCCCGATACGCCAAGAAGTTCGTCGTCGATGAGCAGGACATCATTGATGATCGCGTTGAGATTCTAACCGACTACCCGCGCGAGGCGGGTGAGGCGGCCGCTCAGTTGCGGCCCGACGGCGTCTACTACATCCTGCTCGCCAACCCTACGCTCGATACCGACGGCGTCGCGCTCTTTAATTCGGCGCACGGTGGGAACACGACCACTGGTGCTCTGACGATCACCACGCTCGAAGCCTCGCGCGGAATCATGGCGAAGCAGACCCAGAACGGTCGAACCCTCAACCTCTCGCCCAAGTTCTTGGCCGGCCCGCAGGATCTGTGGGGCACAATCATGCAGTTGCTCAACAGCACGCAACTGCTCAGCACGGTGGCGACGAGTGCTGGCGGCGGATTCTTCGGCACGGACAACTACATCCGTAGCCTTGGTCTCAAGCCGATCATCGACAACCGGCTCGGCGTGGCCGGCGTGACCGATCCTGTCACCGGCACGGCCCAGGCCGGAACCGCGACCAACTACTTCCTCATCGGCGATCGCAACACAATCGAGGTCGGCTACCTGCGCGGCACGGGCCGTCGTCCGCAGATCCGTTCCTTCGTGCTCGATCAGGGCCAGTGGGGTCTGGGTTGGGACGTGAACATGGACATCGGATTCAAGGCACTTGATTACCGCGCTCTGGTGTTCAGCACCGGCGATGCCTAAAGCGGTCTAACTCCCCCGGGCCGCGTGGTCCGGGGGATTGTCTTACACGCAAGGGATGGACTCATGGCTAAGGCTCGAACGATCAAGAGAATGGAAACCAAGTCGCCGGTCGCGACCGCTTCGTTCCCGCAACGGCGGCTAGTGGTCAACGGCAGGCATCTTGCAACCCTTGAACTCAACGAGGATGTGACGGATCGCGAGATCGTCAGTTGCTCACTGAACGTCGGCAAGGACGGAGCAACGATCTGCGAGGCCGACACAGATGGGTTCATTCTCTTGGCGCGCGACGATGTAGCATTCGGCAATGGGACGCGACCGCGAGGATTCGAGTTCTGCCGCATGACCCTTGAGGGCAAAACGACGCTTAAAGACGCGCTGGATGCGTTGCAGATTCACCGGCACTCCGCACTGCGGAGCGAATGAAACACACCCCCGATTCAGCATGAACCGGGACATTTTGGAGACTAGCCATGACTCAGGTTGAAGCACAATTTCTGGCCGAACACGGGAAGATTGATTTTTCCTCCACCACGGCCTACTCGTCCGGCGAGGTCATTCAGACCACTGACGGTCGCGCCGGCGTCGTTCTCGGTCTCAAGGCGGTTGCCAGCGGCGATCAGGTCACGATCGCCACAGCGGGCCGGTTCGATGTCTGGGCCGCGACGGGTACGACATTCGCTGATGGCGAAATGGTCTGGTGGGATAAGAGTGCGAATCTCGCGATCAATGAGAAGAGTATCGCCGCCTCCGACGACTTCCCCATCGGCCGCGCGTACAAGGCCAAGGCGTCCGGGCCGCTCGTGGTCAGTGTCGATCTCAATGTCGGCGTCGCGTCCGGCAAGATCAACTTTACTGGCACGACGGTTCAGTCGGTGTCGGTCACGACCACCAGTAGTTTCACGCTGCGAACGTCGGAGCACAGTGGGAAAATCATCCTGCTCACGAGCACAGCCGGAAGCCAGCACAAGCGCATCTTCCTGCCAAAAACCTCGTTGGCGACCTGCGGCAGCGTGTTCACGATCATCAACGGAATTGGTACGCTGCGATCAGACGGCATCACGATCCGCACGAGTGCAGGTATCAAACTCAATGGTTCGAGCCGTCCGGTCGAATCGACTTCGCGCGCCGCGCGTGGCGCGATGATTCGCATCGTCCGCGTCGGCACTGGCTACTACACGATGGGGACCGACTCTGGTTCGGCCATCCAGTCCAGCCTCGTTTGGGTTGTTGTGTAAGCCTTTCTCTTCTGGTCTGGGGTCTGGGGATCGGGGCACGCGCCTCGCGCCCCAGACCACGGGCCGACGTTGTTGTGGGGGTGTGTGCGTGAAAGCGGCCATTGCGGTCATCACGATCGGAGACGCGAGCCGCGACCTGTGGCTCTCGACGTTCATGCCATCGGTACGCCTCTACGCCGACCGCTGCGGCTACGACCTGCACCACTTCACGAGCCTTATCGACCACGAAACAACACGGCATCCTTCGTGGCAGAAACTGCTGCTGGCGGGCCATTCCGATCTCGCAGGCTACGACCGGATCGTTTACCTGGACCACGACATTCTGATTTCACCACTGGCCCCGCCGATCGCCGAGTGCGTGTCTGGCCCGCGCATTGGTGCGGTGACGTGGGCGGGATCGTACAATGACGACCCGATTGCCCGCAGCGTCATCGAGACGACGTGGCGCTGGAACAACGCTAAGTGGCTGCGTGATCTCAACCCACAATGCTTCGCAGACCTGCTCGTTGCGGCGGGCTATCCGCCCACCGAGGACCACTGCAACACAGGCGTCTTCGTTTTCTCGCCTCAGCACGCGGAGGTGTTCCGCGAGGTTTATGAGCATGGTCTGAGCAACGAGCGCACGAGCCTGGAGCAGGCGGCGCTGACTAACTGCCTGTGCAATACGCACAAGCATCTCGTCCACGCTCTTGACCGGCGCTTCAACGCGATATGGGATTTCGAGAAGATCGCATACTATTCATTCCTCGACCAACTGTACCCGACCAGCACGATCATCATGCACTGCATCGAAGCGACGCTCGCCCGCGTGTGGTTCCTGCATTTCGCTGGAGGCGGGATGCAGCGTGAGTGGGCGCGCAATTACGTCAGCCAATCTCATCTGAGGTCCAACGCATGAAGCGTGTCATCATGGCGGCCATGATCGAACCATACCCCGAGAATCTCATCAAGCCCGGCGATGAGGTCTGGTGCTGCAATGCCGCGTTCAGGCATCAGAAGGGCGTGACCCGCGTCTACACGATGGACGATCTCCAATACTTCCCCGATGGGTACGCTGAAGAGATCGCACTACTGCCATCGCATGTGAAGGTCTACAGCACGCGGCACTGGCCGGAGATTCCACGCTCCGAGCCGTACCCGATCCATGAAGTGCTGGCGCGGTTCAACGGCCACCGCTACTTCGTCTGCACGATGGCGTACATGCTGGCGCACGCGATCTTCGAACGGTTCGACGAGATTGTCCTGAGCGGCTGCTACTGGGCGGCGGACAGCGCCGAATACATGATGCACAAATCCTGCATGGATTTCTGGGCGGGCTGGGCGGGCGGCTCGGGCGTCAACATCGACATTTACGGCCCGTGCAGTCTGTGCCGGCCGTTCGTGTGGGAGCCGCCTCTGTACGGATATCAGACCAATCGCAGTCGTGAAGTGATCCAGCGTGGACTTGCGGCAGGCTATATTTTCGCGAGCAATATTCCCTGCCAGCCGGTGGTGCATGTCAACGTTGATGACCCGGACTTTGCCGGCAAGTACGGTCGTCCCGAGACGCCCGAGCGGGTCAGCGCGGGAGAATTGGACCGGCTGGGCGAACTGCTGGATAGCCTTGATACAGAACGCACGCGAGTGGAGCAGCAGATTCGCATCGCCAGGTCTGGCGCGTCCCCGTCCCTTAAACTGGCGGACTCGATCCAATGATGAGCGACCCGTTCAAACTTCTCGGTCGGCCTGAGCATGAGATCGACCCGGAGGCGATCTGCGCCCCGCTGGCGGGCCAGACGATCATGGTGACGGGGGCGGCCGGGACCATTGGCTCGGCCCTGTCTGCGTGGCTCCACGAATACCACAGCGGCAAGACGATCTGCTGCGATCGCGACGAGTCGCGCCTGTACCTGCTCGGCGAGCAACTCGCGCCACTTGGCGCGCAGACTCGGCTCGTGCTCGCTGACGTGGCAAGCGAGTTCTGCTTGGAAAAGATCATGGAGGATTACAGGCCTGATCTCGTCATTCACGCCGCCGCATACAAGCATGTGCCGATGCTGGAGAATCATTCTGAGGCTGCGTGTGCAAACAACGTCGGCGGTACGCGAAAGACATTAGACGCGGCCCGTCGCTATTCGCCGGTCTGTCGGTTTGTGCTCGTATCGACCGACAAGGCGGTGAGGCCGTGCAACGTGATGGGCCAGACAAAACACAAGGCGGAACTGATTACGCTGGCTCAGCGTGGCACGACTGTGGTTCGCTTCGGAAACGTGCTCGGATCATCCAACAGCGTCGTAGACATCTGGCTGCGGCAGACGGAGCGTGGTGAGCCGATTTCCGTGACTGACCCAGACATGACTCGGTACTTTATGACACTGCGCGAGGCGGCCGCACTGGTGCTGTCGGTTGCGGGTGATGATGGCGCTCTAGGCGGGATCTGTGTACCGGATATGGGCGAGCCGATCCGTATGGGCGACCTCGCGAGCCGATTTATTGCTGCCAACGGCGGGAGCATGGCGTTCACTGGTCCGCGCCCCGGCGAGAAACAGGCCGAGCGGCTCACGAATGACGACGAGCATGTGTTGCACGATCGTGGCTGCTACCGTGTGTATGTGAGCCGGTCGGAGGTTTGCGCATGACCATCAGCGAACTCATCAACATTGTGACCGGCCTTGACCGCGCTGTGGCGAAGCGTGTTGGCGCAGAGTCTGGCGAGTTTATGACCAGCGGCTACATCGGCGGCCTTGAGGCGATGGAAACGTTTGACCCCTCGCGCGGCGCATCTGAACGCTCGTGGGTGTCTGGCAGTGTGTACCGGAAGATGCTCGATGAAAACCGGCTCTACCACGGGCGCGCGAAAAGCGGTCGCCAGCGCACGACGAGTCTGACCGACTCGTTTGTCATCGTTCGGCCACTCGACAGGCTTGAACTTGACGACGAAATAAAGTCAGCCGCCGGCGGAGACGCTCGCTCTGAGGCAATCATCCGAGGACGCATCGCAGGACTCACGGATAAGGAAGTCGGTCTGAGGCTGGGCGTGAGCGAAAGTCGCGTCTGCCAATTGCGCCGTCGGCTTAAGGCGCGTTTTGCTACATTCACCACGGCTGCGGCGACCCCACGCGTCGCAGCGTCCACTTCTCCGGCGCGAAAGCGTCGGAGCGGTGTTTCCGCATGAGCAGTTTGATGGACAACCTCACCGACGGATCGCTCCCGTCAATCCTCGCGATTGCTGGCGAGTCGATTCTGTATCGACCGAACGGTGGGACGAATCGCACCATTACGGCGTTGGTCCGCCGTGCCGCGCCCGAGGCGGTTGCCGGTCCAGGCTCAGGTAGGCTCACTGCGACGGTCATCACGATCACGGTCGTGAACGACGCGATCGACGGCATTGAAAACAGCGGGATAAATATCGGCGGCGACAAGGTCGATGTGGCTGTGCGTGAGGGCGAGACGCCGCGAACGCTCAACATCGCACGGCTGCTCAAGCAGACCACCGCGTTCCAAGTGTTCGAGGTGCTCGGCAGCGGGAAGGCGGCGTAGGATGGCCGGTCGCGTCACTACCGCTGCGCAACAGAAGGCACTCTTCCAGCCGTCAGCCGATCGTTCGCCGACGCTCTACACCATCACGATCCCGCAGGAGAGCATCTCGCGAGTCATTGAGATGCTCAACTTCCGCAAGAGCGATGTGCAGCGCGTCGTCGTCGGCGCGCTCAACGACGCTATCCGCAAGGTCCAGCGCGAAGCGGTACAGAGGATTCACACGCGGCTCAATGTGAGCAAGGCGATGATTCGCGGCGCGACGCGCATTTGGACGGCCAACCGCCACGACAACTCTGTGATGTTCACGCTGAAAAAGACGCGCCGTCTGCCGCTCAAGCGGTTCAAGCCGCGTCAGATCGGACGCGGCGAGTTCGGCAGCAAGAGCCGGATGAGGCTGGACGCGGCCGCGCTCAAGCGGGACAGCGCCAGCACGATTCGCGGCCACCTGCGCGGCGGGGCGAATCCGAATGCCGGTGTGCGGTACAAAATCGACAAGGCCAAGGGGCCAGGGTTCTTCCCGCAGGCGTTCATCGGCGGGACTCGTCTCGGATTCCACGTCTGGAAGCGCGAGGCGGGGGCAAAGCGACTGCCGATCTACCAGCCCCGCGCTCTGTCGCCGTGGGGCATGTTCGTGAAAAACAAGATGGACGCGGAGGTCATTAAGGTCGGCAAGGACGAAATGGCTACGCTGCTGGAGAAGCGCCTGCAATTCGTGCTGAAGTTGCGATCGGGCGAGATCGAATCCAAGGGGTTCCGGAGGCTCGACCCATGACCAGCCTTGCGGCCAATCACAAAACGATGAAACCCCCATCGCTCCCCGGATGGGGAGCGGGGGGAGCCGCGCCGACCGGCGTCAAGACCGCCATGGCAATCTCATCCGTCGGCGCGGCAGGTTCGCTTGTGTTCGTACTTGCGTCGCCTGTCCCACCGGATGCGGTGGCGGCGCGTGGCGTACGGGGTCACGACCTTGATATCACACATCGCGTCGATGTCGCTCGTGGCGAGGTGGCAGGGCATACCGCTGTTGGCATACTGCGCCGCCGGGGACAATCGCTCCATGAGGCAGTCATTGACCGCAGGCCGGATGCCGCTCCGATCGCCGCTGATGGCCGCCCTGGCGATCTCCCGCGAGATGCACAGCATGAGTCTCTCAGTGATGTTGTAGCCTCCACGTTCCAACCATGCCGCCACCGCACACCGTGCAAGCATCTCCGTGTGGAGGTTTTCAGTGTCGCGCTGGTCCCACCTCAGTTTGCGTGTGCTGTTCATCATCAACTCCTGCCCATTGGGCTCCCCCGACCTGCAATCCGGTCGGCCGATCTGCACCAATCATCGTCCATTTTCCATCGTTGTCAACCGCAAAACCATGGGCTGTCCCGTTGTGTGGGCGTCTAGGACATGTCAACCTCCCTCATCGAAACCATCGCGACGACCATCGTGACCCGCCTCCAGGCGATCGTCACCGGGCCTACCTACAACAATTCCGTGCTCGACGTGGTCCGCCCCAGGCGTCTCACCGGCGACGACGCGCAGCCGGCACACCTGCGGCTCGTGCTGGAGCAGGACGACCCAGAGGACAACGAGGAGGCAGGCGGCGAATCGGGCGGGCGCATTATCGCCACCGACCAATTCTTCACCATCGTCGCCTATGTGTTCCAGTCTGAGACAAGCACCGAAGCGATTGCCACAATCATCAATAGCCTTGCGGCCGACATCGAGGTCGCGCTGAGCAGCCAAAGCAACTGGTGGCAGTTCGGGGCTGGCGCGATCTTCGCCCGCCTCTACCCGCCAGAATTATTCATCACCGCCGACGGGATCGAAGGCTTTGAACGCCGCCTGCTTGTGCGCGTGCGCAACCGCGAGGGCAGTCCCTACACCGCAGTCTGACTGATCGGAGATCATTATGCCACTGCTTGAACGAGTCCAAGACCTCGCCGTCAAAATCGAAACCACCCCCGGCACTGCCGAATCGCTTGCCGCCTCAGAAGGCACGATCCAGGTCTATGACATCGAGGGCGGACCCGAGATCGACATGACCGATCGGCCTCGTGCCGGGAATCTCGGCAACCTCGCAGGCGTAACGGGCATGCGCGTCGGTCGCATTCGCTTCCGTTCCGAGTTCATCGGCGGGGCAACCGATCCTGCATGGGCGACGGCGCTGTTGCCGCCGTGCGGCTACGCGACCAGCGCGGCGAACGGCTCATACAAGCCGCGCAGCGAGGCGCCGGGTACGCTTGTCAAGTGCGCCACCTTCGGCTGGTATCAGAACGGTCGGTTTGCGTCGATCTTCGGCGCATCTGGCAATTTCGACATCCAATTTGAGTCTGGCAAGCCGATCTTCATCCTCTGGGATTTCACGGGTCTGTGGGGTGGGCTGACGAGCGCCGCGATTATCGCGCCGACGAAGGAGACGGCTCTCCCAATCCGCTTTGCCAGCGCGGCGTTGGGAATTGGCTCGACGACGGCGGTGATCGGTCGAATGAATATCAGAAGCAACAACACCATCGAGATTCGCCCACACGGTGCTGGCGCGAACGCCACCGGCGGTTTGACGGCTCTGATCAGTTCGCGTCGTCCCAAGGTCGTTATTGACCCCGAGGCTGTGTTGCCAGCCGCGCAGGACCATTGGGGCAACTACCTGAGTCATACGACGGCCGCACTTAGCGGCTTGTTCGGGACATCGGGCAATCGTGTGACGATCACCGCTCCGGCGTTGCAGGTGGCTAGTCCGCAGTTCCAGCGTCGGCAGGGTATGTTCGCCGACCAACTGGAGTTCGACTGCATCAGTACGACGGCGGACAACGAACTTGTGATCGGTTTTGACTAGGAGCACCATGAGCGGAATTGAACCGTGCGATACTTTTGAGTACGACCTTGACGCCGACGGCGACTCGCCCGCAGACGAGCACCGTGTGCTCGTCTACCAGCACGGGACCGCGCGCCACTGGCTGCGGCACAGCCGCGAGGCCGAGCGGCTTCGCGCTTGCCGCGAGGTCGTGGAGGAGGGCTACTTGACCGCCCTTGAGGCCCACGTCGCGACGGGCCTGGTTGGATGGCGCGGCTTTGCGCGCGGCTATGCGGCGGATGTGCCGCTTGGCGAGGTGCTTTCGTTCGCGGAACTGGAGCACCTTTCGCAAGTGCTGCCCTACACGGCGCGGGTGAGTGAGATTGAAAAAAAAGGATTGCGGTTGCGGTCGCGGCCCTCTTCGGAGATGTCTGCGCCGGATGCCGACCAGGCGTCTGCCGACGGGACAAGCGTGGCCCGCAACCCCTCTTCCGATGTCCCCGTTGCGGCGGCGGAGACGAATCATGTTGTTCCTGTGGAGGTCGTGGCAAATGGATACTGACACAGTGCGCCTTGGACTTTGTGGACGACGCGACGATCGCAGTCCTGGAGTTGGCGGATCTGGCGCGTCGGGGAACGTGGCCGATGAGCGGCGGCAGTCTGGACCAAACGGCGTGGTTCATCTCGTTCTGCCGCTGCGCGTGGTCATGCCGCGAAGAGATGATGAGCAAACACGGCCTGCGCGAGTTGAATGTGTGAGGTAACGATTGGCGAGTGGAAACATCGACATTCTCCTGACGGCGCGCGACCAGTATTCTCGTCAACTCGACGAGATGAAGTCGCGGGTGCGCGATGCGCAGCGAAGTGTGAATAGCACGGCCGGGCAAAGTGCTGGAGCGGTCGAGCAACTTGCGCGCGCGTTTCGCAACTTCGGGACCGCCAGCGCGGTCATTGGCACGGCCACGGCGGCGATGGGTCTGTTCAGGGGAAATACGCAGGACGCGGTGGACGCGCTCAAGAAAATGCCGTTTGGGATCGGTCCATTGACGAATGCGATCGAGGAGTTTCTCAGCGACCTTCTTGGCGTGGCCGACGCGACGAACAAACTCAAAGAGGCGGAGGCCGACCTCGCGGCGCAGCGGAAGATGCACGACGCGGCCTTTGCGCAGGCGAAGAAGCAGGATGAGTCGATCAGCGATATACGCCAGCGGCTGGACGACGAACTGACGCTGCGGTTAACGCCGTTAGTCGATCCTCAAGGAACAGAGGGATTCGAGCGGAAATTCGAGCAACTGAAGATCGAGCAGCGCAAGGCGTTCGAGCAACTGGATAGCTTTGCCAAACAACACACCACCGCCAGGCAAGACGACGAGATCAACGAGGCCCGCAAGCAGTTGCGCAATGTGTTCAATGCCAGGCGGAAAGAGTTGGCGCGAGAGCGAGACGCTGCGATCGAGTCCATGAAAAAAGAAGCCAAGGAACGTGAAGAGATCACGAATCGCAGCCTTGATCGAGTGCGGGATCGAATTCGCGAGCAGGCGGAGGATGCGCGTCGTGATATTCAAAAGGAACTCGACGCGGAGGCCAAGAAGCGGGATCGTCCCATCGGAACAGAGCGGCCGCTCGCCGCCTTCGAATCGCGATTCCTCCGCGATGCACCGACCAGCGCTTTCCCGGATGAACTCGTGCGGGTGAGGGACGGTATGGGCCAACTCATTGTGATCACTACGTCAGTGGCGGATAAACTCGGCTATATCCTCGACAAAATCCCCGAAGTGGTCATGGAGAACTGATGCCGATCGTTGACGTCATCGAGGACACCCGGCGGGCTTCGTCGGGATCTGCAAAGGACGGCGGACGCCGCGCTGAGCGGTGGTTCACCGTACTTTTCTCGACGGCGGCTGAGGCCAAGCCGGTCGCGGCCCGGCTCGCAGAAGGAGTGCCGCGCATCGGCGCGCCTCATCCCGAGGATGTCTACCTGTGGGTTTGGGACAGCGACGCAAAGCCGATGAACGGCAACCCGATGCTCTACGAGGTGAACGTCAAGTACCGCTCAGCGCAGACGACTGGCGACAATGGCAACCCGCTTGGCGAGCCGCCGACGGTGGAATACGTTTGGGAGGAATCGCAAGAGCCGATTGACCGCGACGCGACCGGAGCCGCGATCGTGACCTTCAATCTTGAGCCGTATGACCCGCCGCTCACCCGGCCGATCGCGGACCTCAAACTCGTCATCGAACGCAACTTCGAGAGTTTTGATCCCTTCGCGGCGCAGACCTGGGCCTACGTCGTCAACAGCGATGCGTTCGCTGGCTTCCCCGCCGGGACCGCACTGCTCAAGCCAATCAGCGCGCGGCAGATCACTGATAACCCGCAGTTCATTTTCTGGCGGGCGCACGCCGAGATTCTCTTTCGCGTCGATCAGGACGGGATATTTTCTCGCTCATGGCACAGGCGGATTCTACATCGCGGCTACTACATTCGCGACCGCGTCGGTCTGCCGCCTCACTGGAAACTTGACCCAGAGGGCAACCTGTCGCCGACGCCGGCGCTGCTCAAGGCCGACGGCCGTGAGGAGACCAACAAGGCCAACGCGGTCTGGAACTATGTGCCGATTTACCAGACGATGGCGTTTGCTAACTTAGGGTTGTTGACCTGATGGGACAGAAAATTATCATCCCGGGCCGGTCGCTGCTGGGCGGCATGAAGAACCTGGTCTTCCGAGATCGCGTCAAGGGTGTTGACTTGCAGCCAATGCGTGCCCGAGGCCCGCTGGGTGTAGGCGGAACCGGATCGAGCGAGCGCATCACTGCAATCATCACCATCGTCAACGGCTCGGGCAGCGGCGTCTCGTATGACGCCACTGGCGAGTTCCGCACGTCGATCAGTGTGACCAATCAGGTTCCTGTCGCGCGCAAGTTCAACCCGGCGGTCGTGCTCATTCAGGCCGCGCCCCAGTTCTCTCGCTGTACGCTGGCGAAAAAGAAGGACGCGCAGGGCGTGGCGCAGTGGGTCATCGAAGACGCATGGGAGGAGATATGGACGACCGAAGCCTGCGACTCCGGCGGCGCAGCGGGCCTGGGCACGTCAGGCATTATGACGGTGGCCGAGCATAGCCGCGATGACAGGCAGTTATCATACGGCTCGCTGACGGCTCAGACGGCATCGGTGACTGCGTTGGCAAGCACGCGATTCGGGTTCAAAATCTATGACTTCCCCGCAGGGTACATCCTGCTCGAAAACCTGATTCTCAGTCTCCGCGCGTCCGCGCCGACGAATGTCAACACGTTGCGGTTCGCGTTGGGGACGGCGCAGGCGACGGGCAACGGGACGACGCTCACGAGTACGCTGGCGGACATCTATCCACAAACTGATCTTGGTGTGTTGACGAGCGGCGGCGTTGACTTTTCCGGACATTCGACGACGCCGCCTGCGGGGTTCAATGGGACCGCGACGCCTGTTGACTTGTGGCTGAACTTCTGCCCTTCGGCCAACTGGACGACCAGCGAGGATATCACGATCGCGCAGCCGCCAACGGCGGCGCGGTCCATGTCCATGATGTGGCGCAATGG